CCGCTGTACAGTTTGTTGTCTGCACTGCGAACATCAGCAGATGTGATAGCTTCGAGGTAGTCGGGGTCAGAACGCAATGGGCGTAAGCATGCGTCAGGAGCGAAGAACAAGTAACCAGGAATCTCTTGGTTTTGATCTCCACCGGTTTGCATAGGCTCAGCACCGTTAGCGATAAGAGCTTGTTTAGCTTCTTGGATGATGTCGGTACTTAAACCGTCAACATATTTAAGAGCTCCGCTAGCGCCTGTTCCGTATCCAGAAATGAAGTTGGATCCGGTTGAGTGCTTCAAGCAGATTTGACGAAGTGCGTATTGGATTTGGTCCTGCTCGGTACGACTCATCCACTCGGACATAACCTCAGCAGAAAGCTGGTCGATGGTTTTGCCGGTGAAACGCATAAGCTTAAGAACTTGTGTCCAAGATACTGCATGACGAACGAGGTCAACTTCAACGGAGAAGGTTCCGAAGTCCAAAGTGTCAGTAGCGTTTTTGAGGATTTCTTCCCCGCGTACGCCTTGACCACGGATAGGAGCAACAGTGGTGAAGGTAACTTTGTCCGATCCGCCTGCTGAAAGGTCGCGCTTCTCAGTAATAGGAGCTCCGCTACCTTCGCCGCCGATGAACTTTGCGAATATGTTTTTTTCCCTAGCGTCGCGAGATACGAGCTCAGACCAAAGTCTTGAACGCAAATCGGAGTTAGGTCCATCAAGTAAACCTTGATAGGAAGTTGTGTTGTTTACCAAATCAACATTACCTGCAGATTGTGCTGCGGTAATAGGATCTGGGCTTGCTGGTATGCCTTTTATAGCCATTGTATTAAGTAATTATAGGGTTATGATAGTTGTACCCTGATTACCTGAGAGGTGTTGCTCCTCCGGGGCTTCCCAGCAATTTGTAAAGATCATCATTACTCATTTGAGGAAGTTGTTGAAGCAAGCCTTCTGCGGTAACCTGGGCGTTTACAGGTTGTGCCGTAGTCCCAGTCGTCAACACTTTGGCCTGAGTTCCTAATTGCGGAGCGGGAGCCGGAGCCGGTGCGGGAGCGGGTTGCTCCTGCTGTGCTGCCGGTGCCTGATGCAAAGCTGCAAACTCATTTGCAATAAGTTCTGGCCATTTTGGTGAGTCAAAGACTGCGGCGTAGTCGGGATCGTTCTGAGCCTGCGATACATAATCGTCGAACTGCTTCCTAAGGACACTGTCCTTATTTTGCAGATCTGGATAACGCTCATAGACTCGGTCACGGCTTTCCATCGCTTTAGTGCGATGGGTCTGATAAACGGCCTGCTCTCTTTCCTGCTCCATTTGCTGTTTACGGAGGTTGAGAGTTTGAAGCTGAAGCTCTTGTTTCATAATCTCCCGCTGAAGCCTTAATGCTTCAGTGGTTTCAAGTTCTTCTGCTGCTTTCTCTACCTTACCTTCAAGCTCAAGAATGGTAGCACGGATGTCGTCAGCTTGTTTATCAATGCCATTGATTGGGTCGGGCTCGGACGCCTCGACTTGCTCCTGGTTTGGCGTAAATGATTGTTGAGCGGGTTGTGTCGCTTCCTGACCGTAGATAATTCTGGAAGCATCGGCGAAAGATCCTTGGAATCCCTCAGATCTGTACAAATCAATGACTTGCTGATCCAATTCGTTGCGAGGACGAATCCTACGCTTTCCAAGCTTCTCCTCGTCATCAGTCTCCGTTTCCTCGGTCTGCGCTGTGGCCTCTTCGGCTTGCGGCTCCGGGCTTTGACCTTCGGCTTCTGGCTCTGGGGTTTCTCCCTCAGGCTGAACTTCTTCGGTCGCGGGCTGAATTTCTTCGGTCGCTGGCGTTATACCCAATGCATTTCGAAGATCGTCCGTAGACGCATTCTCAATGCTAAACTCTGATTCTGTTTGCGGGGATTCAACCTCCGCAGTAGCTGTTTCCATACCGCGAAGATATACACCGGTTTACAAAAAAGTAACCGGTTGGGAAATTATCCGTAAGTACCTTTTTTGACCGGTTTCTTATCGCCCTTCTTTCCTTCCGCTTTCTTACCTAAACAGGTTTTAAATTTGGAACAGAGAGCTTTCTTGTTTTCCGGACAGCCTTCGCATGGTTTAAATTCTGCCATCGTTCAGTCTTTCTTTCTTAGTGTTTGAATTAGCTTCGTTGCCATATACAGAGTCGTTACCGCTCCGCATACAATGGCTATAATTTCATTCCATTGGCCAAGGGATACTGTAGCCAAAGTTCCGCTCCAACCGATAATCATAGGCGTGTCACTCATAAGGTTTCTTGTTTTGAAAGTTTTTTTGCAAAATGCCTGCCGTACCAGAAATGGAAGATAAAATACAGTCCTGTGGCTAGTGCGGATATCATCAGTATGTCATATATACCATCTACCGCTTTCTCGAACCACCCCTTGTGCTCATCCATTTTAAGTTTAACAAGGGCTTCCACATCTCCTTTACTAATTGCTTCGGCGGTTTTGAGCGCTTCTTTTACTTCGGCTTCTGATTTTAGAACCTCTCCGCTGGCTGCTCCAGCAAATGCTCCCAATGCTCCACCGGCAGGGCCACCGAGAAGTGCACCAGTTCCACCACCAACAGTAGCCCCCATCGTGGGGTATAATGTTTTCATACTACACGCACCCAGGAGGGCGAGGAGTATGACTAAAAATATGTATATAAGGACTACGCGCATGGGAGAAAAAAAGGGGCCAGAGGTTTTAGCCTCCGGCCCCTTAGGAGATTCAATAGGCTAGAATTAGGCTTATCCTAATGCTGCGGTGAATTCAGCCAACGATCCAAGGTTGTCTGCTCCGATGTAAACATCATTTACTTTGATGTCCATAAGAGTAGCACTTGCGTCGTCGCCAGAGATATCGGTAGAAGCAGCAGTCGCGCTAGTTTTGTAGCATACGAACTTGTCTTCACCTTCGTCGAATACCAATGCAACATTGTCTTCGCTGGATCCACGCTCCATGATCAATCCAACATCATTTGCGTTGTTGCTTGAGTCAGCTGCTCCGTCATTGAGAAGCATGATGGAGTCTTTAACTTGAGAGTTAACGGTTTCCAAGCTGGTGGTTGTACCTTGAACGGTCAAGTTACCGCTAAGAACCAAGTTAGTTCCGGAAACATCACCGGTGAAAGCTGCACCTGCAAGGTCAGCTTTGATGTTGTCAAGGTTGGTTATTGCTGCTGCACGGGTAGAAGCTTCAGCGCTAACTGCTGCTTGACGATCAGTAACTTCTTGAGCAACTGCTGCTGCATTAGCAGATTCTGCTGCTCTAGCGGTGGTTGCTTCAGCGTCGATGTTGCTTTGAAGAGTAGTGTCAGCAGCTGATCTAGCGGTCGCTTCGTTAGAAACTGCAGTTGTACGATCAGTAACTTCTTGAGCCAAGTCACTGGTAAGAGTATTATCAGCAGCGATACGAGCAGCTTCTTCGGTGTCGATGTTACTTTGAAGAGTGGTATCAGCAGATGAACGAGCAGATGCTTCAGCAGAAACTGCGTTGGTACGATCAGTAACTTCTTGAGCGAGGTTAGTGGTCAATACGCCTTCAGCTGCGGTTGCACGAGTTTCCTCGTCGCTGATTGCGGTTGCGTTAGCTGCTTCAGCTGCACGAGCGGTGCTCGCTTCTGTTGCAAGATTGGTGGTGAGGGTATTGTCAGCGGCGATACGAGCTGCTTCTTCAGCAGTAATCGAAGAATTTACTTCGTCGATTTTACCTTTAACTGCACTACCGATTTGTGAGAGAATATTAGACATAGTTTATAATATTAGGGTTAGATTAATCTGGTTAAATAGGCGCCTACGCCTGGTTTAATTTGTAATCATATGATCGGGCAGATCCTCCGCATTCTCAATCGGTTGGCGGGCATTACAACCGGTCGCAAGAACCGGAAATGAGCTATAATGATCGTTTATGGTCGCAAAAGAAATTCGATATCTTTCGCCAAGAATCATACGGGAACGCATGGATGTATCCTCCGGAACCGTTCGTCGATGGGCGAAACAATACGGATGGGAGAGAAAAAATATTAATGCTCGGGTCATCCGATATAATGCCGAGGATGTGGAGCGCAGCTTGGGGGTTGAATTTAAATGAGCAGTCTTGTCAGCCTTATCGGAAGCTCGGTCAATTCAAGCAAAGGAGTTGTTAAAATTGTGGCCACAGAGAATGTAATCAAAGCTAGAAATATCGATCCTTTAGGATCTCTCGCACTGGGATCCGATACCAATAAGCTCTACATATATACCGGAGCCGGCTGGTTTGTTATAAATACCAGTCCTGCGTAAGGGAACGCATCGCGGATACCGCAAAAGGAAGAGAGCGGGCATCTAATCGATCGACCCGAATATTTGCATTCTTTGTTCCCATTCTCGGCGTTCCTTGTTCCTCATAAGGATATATAAGATCACGCACAAAATCATGAGCACCGTTTCTTTTTAACCAAGCCCAGTACGAGGATCTTGTACCCTCTTCGCATTCAAGCAAAACATCGAGCTGGCGGAATACTGTCGCGTAAAGCGTTGCATCCCGAAAGGCTGTGATTGAGGACGGAGGCTCACAGAGTGTGGCCTCTATCCGGAGGATCATTTATCCAAGCGGATCGATCTGCTCAGACCATTCAGGAGTCTTAATCACCTCAAGAATCTCTGCGTGATCATAAGTTTGCTTACCTGCAAGAAATGCTGGAGCTGCTCCTTCAAATTTTAGCACGGCTTTATCTCCTGAAAGATTGTACCGCAAAGTGTTCGCAGATGTTTGGAGAACTTGGTTAAAATCAACCGAAGAAACTTCGGACTCATCAATTATTACATAGGTTCTGCTCATAACTATTAAGAAGGTGTGTCGGAGGAAAAGGTTGATTGATTTTGGATGGTTGCGTGGTTTCCTGCGCTACCATGGTCAGTAACGGTGCTTCCGCTTCCGTTTTCCATTCTCCACCAATTAGTTGGGTTCAGGCCGCTTATGTCTGCCGCTGTGCCCTGGGTCGTGGATGTAGGTGCAGTATCCCAGAAAACACTGAGGTCTCCACTTTCATCAGAAGGTATGAGTGCAATCTCGTCCAATGCGACTGGTAAAGCTTGGGAAATACCAGGTTTACCGTATAACCATGTGCTTCCGTTTGCAAACATGTCGGAGGTAACT